AAATCGGAGATACATATCAATCTTGGAATTCAACTCAAGAAAAATATGTTACTCTTGGAAACTACCCTAACCGTTCTAACTATGTTTATGTTGAAATGGCTGATGACTGGAAGGCTGGTATTGATGATAAATATACTCTTCCATTTGGTTTCTATGGTCCAGCAAAACTTAATGATTTCTCAATCACTTCTGGTTCTGCTACTCTCTTTGACGGCACAGCAGCAACTGTTTATGTAAATTCGCCAAAAGTCGCAAGTGTATTCAATGGGTTTGCTGCACCTACGTCTCAATTTGCACAATTCTTTCATGATACAACTGCTTCTATATCTTTTCCAGGACTGCAACTCACAACATCTGGTTCAAAGAACGGCGGACACTATAATTACAATGACACTTTCGGTGTTAGACACTTCAAATCTACCGATCAAAATGTATCTAGAGTATGGAAACAGGCTGACTATATAGATCTTGTTCGTCCTTTGTCTGATAATCAGGATGTATTTGATAGTAGTGGCGATGATGTAATAGATTCCTTCGTATTTACTTTAGATGATATCATTTGGAATGTTGCAAACAATAAATATTATTATGAATCAGGCTCACATGCTGCTGGTACCGCATTAACAGCAAAATCTGGTTCTGCTTATCTTATCGCCTCGCAAAGTGTTAAGCAATTCCAAGCACCATTCTTCGGTGGAACAGACGGAGTTGATATTACACTTACAGATCCGTTCTCAAGCAAAAGTGGACAAGCATTATCAAACAGCACAACCGAGAACACACATTACGCGCACTATTCAGTACAAAAAGTATTAGATATTATTTCTGATGAAGAAGTGGTTCAGTACGATGTTGTTTCTGTGCCTGGTCTTACTATTAACTCTTTGAGAAGAAACCTCATAAACAACACAGAAGATCGCGGGGATGCTCTTGCTATTATCGACGTAGATTCTGGTTTTAAAGCAGAACACGAACACTCTGGTGTATATGCCAATGGAACTGCCGCAGAAGCTATCGCAGATGCAAATACACAAGATTATAATTCAAGCTACGCAGCTACTTATTATCCACCAGTAGTTCTTGCTGGTGAAGACATGGGACTTCGTGTTCCGGCTTCAGTTGCTGGTATTGGAGTTCTCGCTCAAAGTGATGCTGCTTCTGGTGCACCTTGGTTCGCTCCAGCTGGATTTAATCGCGGTGGTATCTCTCAACTCGGTGGAAACCAAGGACCGAGAGTTCAGCGACCAGTTGAGAATCTTAACAAGGCAGATCGTGATGATCTTTACCAAGTCAATATTAATCCAATTGCTAACTTCCCGGGTGAAGGACCTGTTGTATTCGGTCAAAAGACCCTTCAACAAACCCCTTCTGCTCTTGATCGCATCAACGTTCGTCGTTTGATGGTCTATCTTAAGAAGCGCATTGGGGAAGTTGCTAGAACAGTTCTCTTCGACCAGAATGTAAATGCTACTTGGAACCGCTTTAAAGCAGGCGCAGATCCTATCCTTTCAGATGCAAGGTCAAGATTCGGCGTTTCAGAATATAAGCTTATTCTAGATAAGACAACAACTACTCCTGATTATCAGGATCGCAACATTATGTATGCTAAGGTTTTCATTAAACCAGCAAAGGCAATAGAGTTTATTGCAATCGATTTCACAATTACCCGTTCGGGAATTGAGTTTTAAACTAGTTATTAAAGATTATAGGAGAAAATAACAATGGCGAATTTTTGGTCAACAAACAATGTGGAACCTAAAAGAAATTTTAGATTCAAAGTACAAATAACAGGACTTACCAATGCAGGTGCTCCTACGGATGTAGTGTGGTGGGCTAAAACGGTGACTACACCTGCTTTTGACGTTACAGAGGTAGAACACAATTATTTAGATAATAAGTTTTATTTTCCCGGTCGTGTTACTTGGAATGAAGTATCTATGACTTTGGTTGATCCAATTTCCATTGACGCTGTAGCGGTTACAAATCAACTGCTGGTAAACTCCGGATATACTGTTAAAGCCGATGAAACTAATCTTTCAACAATGTCTAAAAAGAAAGCCACGACTGCTGGTGTAGAGCAAATCACTATTGAAATTCTAGATGCTGAGGGTACATCGATTGAGACTTGGACACTTAAGCAGCCTTTTATAAAATCTGCTAAGTATGGCGATCTAGATTATTCTTCTGATGATTTAAGAACTGTTGAAATGACATTCCGTTACGATTGGGCCGAATGTGTAACAGCCGCACCTTCCGGAAAACCTGGTACTTTCTTCGAAAAATCATAGTAGGAGCATAAATGGCATTTTGGTCAACAAACACACTTGAACCACTACGTAAGTTTCGCTTTCAAATTCAATTCGGAAATGATAAAGATGATATTATGTGGTGGGCTAAGTCCGTTACGCAACCATCGCCAGATGTTTCAATGTCGGAGTATCAATTGATAAACCATAAGGTTAAATATCCCGGCATTGTAACATGGAATGACATAGATATTACTATGGTTGAACCAAGCAAAGACTCCGGAGTTGGGTTTAAGCTCATTAATAAATTAATAGGCTCAGGGTATTATATAAATCCAGATTCAGGAGATGGTGATGGTCTTAAAAAGAATGTTTTTATTGGTGAAGATATATTGATATCAAAAATTGATGCCGATGGAGAATTGGTAGAAACTTGGAAACTTATCAACCCATTCATTAAATCAATAAAATATGGAGATCTAGACTACTCAAGCGATGATCTTCTAGAAATAACACTAACCGTTGCCTACGACTCAGCAACATTAACTTAAGAGGTATAAATGAGCAGAAATAAAGATAGACTCGGAGGACACACTCCGGAGCCAGCAGAGGCACCACAACAACCGGTAGAAAAAGCTTTTGATCCACTAAGCTTTGTAGCACCAACAGAATTCGTTGATCTACCATCAAAGGGAAACTACCCAGAAACACATCCACTCCATGGCCAAGAGGTTATTGAGATGAGATTCATGACGGCAAAAGAGGAAGATATTTTATCTTCGCAAACTCTCCTTAAAAAAGGACTTGCAATAGAAAGAATGCTTGATTCACTTATCATAGATAAATCAATCAAAGCACAGGATCTTTTGATTGGAGATAGAAATGCTTTAATTATTGCAGCACGTATCTCCGGATATGGCGCAAACTATAAGACACAACTAGCCTGTCCTTCATGTGGAGATAGGAATGCTTTTGATTTTGATCTAACAAAACAAACAATTCATGAATCTCAAGAAAACGAACAACTTGGTTTGTCAAAACTAGATAACGGAAACTTCACATGTGTAATGCCTTACTCAAAGTTCAATATCGAATTCAAGCTTTTAAATGGCAAAGACGAACAGCATCTAAGCAAATTAATGTCTGATAAGAAAAAAAGAAAGATGGCAGAAACAACTTTAACAGATCAATTCAAACTTATGATTGTGGCGATTGAAGGGCATACCGATAGAGCAATTATATCAAAATATGTTGATAATATGCCAACTTTAGATTCTACACAACTTCGCGCTTGTTATAAGGTAGCAGCGCCTGATATTAAAGTTCGGGATGATTTTGAGTGTAATTCTTGTGGATTTCAGCAAGAAATGGAGGTTCCGTTTAATACGGACTTTTTTTGGCCTAACCGATAAATATTCTGAGGCTTTATATGAACAAATTTTTGTCATGAAGCATTTTGGTGGATGGTCTTTTACAGAGATATATAATCTACCGATTGGACTTCGAAATTGGTTCTGTGAAAGAATGCGAAAACAATTTGAAGATGAAAAGAAAGAAATGGAAAAAGCCAACAAGAAAAGAAGATAATGTCCGCAAGGGCATTTTTTTATATAAACTAATTATGTTAAGGAGATCTATATATGCTTGTTATTGATTTGGAAAGGGCCAAAACAACCCTAAATGAAACTTGGAGCGAAATGCTTGGTTCTTGGACTAAGACACTTTTAAAATATATGTATGGAGATGATGTAAATATTGTTGCGAATCTTAACGAAGAAGAACAAACAACAACAAAATTTAAGATCACAGGGAAATATCAAGATGTAAAAGCATATGCTAAAGCCGTGGCAGCAGAAAAAGAGTTTTTGGATGCTTATCGCGAGTTTGGTAATAATCACCCTCAAACAGCTAAGAAAAGAGCAGAACTTAGAGCAGATGTTTCAAATTTTGAATCAGTAACAACTCTCAAGTGGCCTTTCAAAGACGAGGATTAAATGAATGGCGAAAAGCAAAGAAACAGACCTGGGCAAAGCAAATGCTAAAATTGATGAACTAATTGCAGAAAAGCAAGCGAGAATAGATGCTGAATCAAAAGAAGAAGAGCAACTGGAGTTAAAAAAGCAGCGGCTTGAAATTACTATTGCTCAAAATAAAGCACTTGGTGAAACCTACAAAGCAAAACAAAATGAATTAGCACTTCTAGAAGTTCTGAAAGATATACAAGGAGACGCATTTCAAAGTGTTTCTGAATATAGAGATCTTAGAAACCAATTAGCTGAGGAAACAAACGAATCACAAAGGAAAGAATTAGAAGCAAAGATAAAAAACATTGAAAAAACCGCAGAGGAGGGGGATGAATA